ACCTTAACAGCTTCGTGAAGCTGGAGAAAGTGAATCCCAGCAAGGCTCCGAGGTGCATTCAGCCTCGGAATCCCGTGTACAACGTGCGACTGGCCACGTATATCAAGCCTATAGAACACAAAGTCTACGACGCAATTCGAAAGATCTATGGAGATGGTCCGACCGTCATCAAGGGTTTTAACGTGACGCAAATAGGGGCTATCATTCGCGGGAAGTGGAGGTCGTTTAACGATCCCGTGGCGATTGGCCTTGATGCTACGAAGTTCGATATGCACGTAAGTGTGGAAGCATTGGAGTGGGAACACTCGGTCTACAACGATGTGTATCGTTGTTCGGACCTCCGGAAGATGTTGCGATGGCAGGTCGACAACCGGGGGTATGGGTGGTGCAAAGATGGGCACCTGCGCTATGCGGTAAAAGGGCGGCGGGCAAGTGGTGATATGAACACCTCGCTCGGCAACTGTATTATCATGTGTGCGCTGGTGTACGCCTATGCAGAGCATCGTGGAGTTGACATTAAGTTGTGCAACAATGGAGATGATTGCGTGGTAATGATGGAGCGTCGCTTTGAGCACGCGTTCATGGATGGACTCGACCAGTGGTTCCTAGAAATGGGATTCCGCATGGTCGCTGAAAAACCTGTCTATGACCTGAACCACATCGAGTTTTGTCAGATGAGACCGATTGAGATGGATGACGGCACTTGCCGCATGATTCGGAATCTACCTACAGCACTCCGCAAGGATTCACTATGCACAGTCGACATTCGCAGCGCCAAAGCGCGCAAGGGTTGGTTAACTGCTGTCGGTCAAGGGGGTCTATCCCTAACTGGCGGCATACCAATAGTCCAGAACTTCTATCGCACGTTTATACGTCTAGGAGGGGGCTATGAGAGTAAGATTGGAACACACCTACAAAGGCATTCAGGCATGGCCCTGTTGTCAAAAGGAGTGGACCACGCGTTCAGTTGGCCGAGCCCGAACGTACGCCTCCAGGTCTTTAAGGCTTGGGGGATCTCCCCTGATGTGCAAGAGGCGCTTGAGCGACACATGGATGGATACGAACTAGAGGATGCACAAGAAGTCTCGGCTACCGATTCGCATCTGAACTACAGTACCATATTCCATGCGATACCACGGTAACTATTGTGGCCCTAACTGGTCCGCGGGCCAACACCAACCGT